ACCGTCGGCTAGGCGAGCAGGTTGCTTATTAGCAATAACGGCAGGGATATTATCAGACATCCCATCTCCCGGACCATCTAAAAGCCTTGGATTACCACCCGTTGCATAACCACCTAAGTTATATCTATCAGCCTGCATAATTCCGCCACCGGCTGCTTGAACGGTATTTTGTGCCGCAGCTTGCTGAGCTTGTTGTTGGGCTTGCTGTTCTTGTACATTAACTGGCTGATATGCCAAAGTCCCTAATACTTTCTGGGTAGGTAGTGGTGTACCCATAGTCATCCCGTAATTACTACCCAATTTATTTAACCGGGCAAGAGATGCGCTAAGTGGATCTAAGTTTTGTGTTGCAGGATCTACATCTTTATAAACACCCGTATCACCCATCGACATGGCAGAACTACCACCGCTTGCAAAAGCAACAATCCCACCACCAGCCATCTTTATATCGCCCGTATAAGGATCGGTATTTACATCTTGAGATCCAGTTACGACATTCTGTGGGATAGGCATCGTGTTGGGGTTCGCAAAAGCTGACGAATAATTTCTAGCACCGGGAAAGTTTTGATTATTGCCCATAGCGTTATTTTGTGACATTTGAGCCACTGGGCCGGCTTGCGTTATACCACCATCTGCATAATGAGATTTATAAATATTGGTGTTTGGTGTACTTGTATAAGATGAAGTAAAGTTTGGTGTAGCCCCTACAGGTGCCATAGTGATTTGTTGCCCAGCCGGTAGGCTTGGATTAACTGTTTTAGTTAGACCTAGCAAGTTTGCAGCGCCATATACACCGGCAGCGGTCAAGTATGGATGTTTACCCATCCAATCAGTTATAGAGTTAATACCTTGTTCAAACGCGCTAGGTGTAGGTTTAAGGGGTACATTAGATGGAACAGTTAACCCTGTTTCGCCACCGCCCGGTCTAATACCACTTCCTAAATCGCTTGTAGTAGGGCTAGTCGTGGTGGGCATATTTGATCCAGCATTCTGTAAGCTGGGGTATTGATTTAACGTATCTTGTGTAAGCGCTGGCGTATTGTTTGTTGAAAGCTGAGGACCCCAATTAGAGGGAGCTTGCACAGGACCGGTTGAAGCAGTGTTGAACCCCTGATCCATCGGAATACCTTGGTTATTCGCTAAGTTTTGCTGCAACTGTTGTGTTAATTGATTGGCGTATTGTTGCTGTGCAGATGGAATGTTTTGAGTTTGCATTGGCAGACCCGTGTTAGGGTCAACCATTTGATTAGGTTGTACAGCTGGCGCAGTATCAATTACAGAATTAGCAGCGGTATCAATCCCGGCTGTACTAGCAGCGTCAGCAGCGGAACCAAGTGTAGCAGCGGTATCTAAAGCACCGGCGGTAGTTCCCAAAACATCAATAGCAGCGGGGGCAGCTTCATCTGCAATAGCAAGTGAAATAATATCCATCATTGGCATGATTAGTCTCTCTTCATAATCTCAGGCGACTCCAACCCAGTGCCGCGCAAATTGTGTAAACAACATAAAACTACATTATCAGTTAAAGCAACAAACGAATGATTCTTTCCGGCTGGCACATGCAACATGGCTGGGGCAGTATATACACCCTTATCTTCTTCATCTTGCCAAAAATGCACAGTGCCGTTAGCTAACAAAGTAATATGATCGTGGGTATGAACATGTTGTGATGCAATAGACTTAGCTTTTTTTAAGGTATAAGCTCTCATCCAAATATCATCAACTTCAGCAAACTCCACATAATCATGGTTAACACGCTTATGAGTCCCAGCTTTAATAAGTTCTTCAACATTTTTCATATTAAGGTACGTATTTAACTCGATTGCTATCGGAAGGGTCATACCACAAAGACCCAGATGTTAGTCCAGTGGAAGAACTAGGTAATACTAATTTGCCTGAAAATATAGCTTGAGACGAGTTATCAATTTGGTTGAAATACAAACGTAATACGTTGTTAAGCTGGTCAATATATTGCTGGTTATATTCAACCGGAGCAATCGGTAAGTTAGGCGCTTTTGGTGGAATTACTGTTTTAGTATTAGCCATTATCTTCTACCATCATTTCGTATATCAATACGAGGTGTACCCAACTGCCAAGCCACACCTAGTGAGTTAGATTCAATTCTAAAAGCCATTTGGCGACCACGTAATCGGGTATAAACCTGCCCATCAAACTGCTGTATATCGTAAGTACCTCTTGTAGCATAGTTATTGTAACTTTGAACGACGGGGTTATCTGCCGTTCCATAAGGCGTACCAGAGTTTTCTCTTGGCAATACAGTCATCGTGACATATGGTTGGTCTACGTTAGAGCCGTTAAAGTTTACGTCAGGTAAGATACGCCATACAAAACCGAAATTATGCCCATCCCCAATATCAAAATCAGAAGACTGAACATAAGCGTCAATTGGTACTGGGGTTAACCCTGATACATCATCTACAGCAGCTTCATGGTAAAGCAAACGACTATTGTAATCAGCAGCGATAGGATAAGGGCGAGTGCCACTATCAGACCAAGCCGTGCGACCCATCGTTCCAAAATACCATACTCGATCTAGATAATTATAGATAACGTACTTGTCCACTTGGTTAGAGTTGGCTGAGCAATAGAACCACCAGACTTCGTTATAGCCTTCATTAGCACCAGCAAACACTTGGAACGATTGACTCTTGTTAATATCATCAAAAACAAATTGACGTAACGTACATGGCAACGTCTCAACGCGCCCAGAATACATATAGAACTTTTCCTGCCCCATCCAGTACGTGACGTTGTTTACCGTAATCATTGAGTTAGGCGACATGACGGAAATGTTGTCCATCAAGATGTTAAAGCCCCAGACATAGGGCGCACCTAAGTACTGCATGGAGTACAAGCAGGAATCAGTCCAAACCAGAATTTCCTGACGAGTCGCACGAGCGCCCATGATATATGAACCATTAGTTAGACGGAATTCACCTGATTGGTTTGTAACATCAGGAACCCATTGAAAAGCATTTGCTTGATCTGACCACCGTACTAACATCGGGTCGAATGCGGTATTGGAATTAAGTGGGTCGTATGGATTTGCGCCAAAAGCTATTACGAATTCTTGAATAGCGGAAGCAATAATCTGATTGGTTCTATTAGGTACAAATTGCCCGGAAAACATATTGTATGTGGATAAATACTGTAAAGACTGAGCGCGAGCTGATGGGCCAAGGAGAGCCTGCCAATAATAAATAGCACCGCCACGTTGAGCAAGAATTAAGTCCTGACCAAAGTTATCGTTCGTCCAAAGCAAGAGCTGCTCGCCAATCGTACTCGTAGGCGATGCCGAACCCCAACCACCTGCACCCCAAGGACCTGCGCCCCAGCCAGTACCAATAACGTAAACATCTAGCCCCGTATTAATTTGATATACCGCCTCTACTGCTGAGCCGCCACCTGTAGTAGCACTTGTAGAAAATACACCAGCGATATTAATGGTGTAAGTATTGATGGATATGACGTTAAATACTTGTTGTTCTACGTTTATTTCGGCGGCAGTAAAGCCTCCAAATGGTCCTGTAACTCCTGAGAAAGTGACAAAATCGTTTTGGGTTGCGCCATTGCTTGCATCAGTGACCATAATGGTTGAGCATCCCACGCTATCGCTTGTAGAGTGAGTAGTTGCCGTAGTCCCGTTATATCCACGAACAAGTCCTGTAAGAGTGCTACCAGAGACAGCGTTGTAATAGATTTGTTCCGAACCGATCTGTATGATGCCCGGTGAATTGGGAAACGATGTTGCCGATGTAAGGGTTAGGACAATCGCCGTTGCGCTAAGATTTGCTGCTAGTGTACTATATGCAGTCGAAAACGGATTAGCCGTCATCGGGTTAGTTACTTTGCGGATAGGCGTAATGTCGTAGTACGTGTTACCTTCTTCTATGTAATACTTTAAGTTTGTACCCACGCCAAGATAGTTATTATCGCCGCTTAGATCAACCCAGTTCCATAGTGAACGGCACACACCTTGATATTGCGTATCAGCAACTCGCACCCAACCGCCAATCTTTTCCGGAAAGCCAGAGCGAAAACGAATCTTGTCGCAATCATACCAACCGCCTTCGTTAGCATAATCTGTGCCTTCTCGGTTTACTCCGGGTCGAAATGTAAGTTTCTGTAATGGCATGATTTATCCCAACATGTTCTTTGCGTTTGCTTCGACAGTATCTACCCGAGCGAGCCACCCTCTTTCGTAGTGGGGGTTTTGTAGCATTTTATAATAATGCCGCTTAGTATCCGAATAGCTGGCAATAAGTTCTTCTATCGGTATTTCCTTGGCAACTAATATTGTAGTCTTGTCAACCTGTCCAGTCACGGGTACTGCTAGGCATTCTTGAAGTAATTTAACCGCCCGCCCCACACCAGCATTTACCCCAAAGTCAAACACCATATAGTCCAGCGGGGTCGGCAACTGATCGCAGTCACAAGCATCCCAATACTTTCTTTTATAGAACGGGGAAATCATATCGGGGGTTAAAGCCCTCATATCTTTCCAAGTCACCGGATGCCCGACATATTCTTCCCAAGCACGTTGCGTCACGCCCATATTAGTAGAGCCTGCACGACCATCAGGCATTTTGTTACCCGAGTCATTTATATCCGTAGTAAAGCCGCCCTCACTACGTAGGACTAGCGCAAAGGAACGGTCATAATTATTTTGCATTGTGTACGGCTAATTGTTTTTGAACCCATGCTTGGAGTTCGGTTAATTGGGCTGTGGTTGCAGCGCAGCGTTCAACAAGTCCTGCGTCGGCGGGGACTCTAACAATTCGGACGGCGGGCTTGGCATTGGTGGGCACACGGCGGCTACTGGTATCTTTGTTGCGCATCCGCTGAGAGTAATAATTGTGCACAGCAGCAAGCTTAGCTTCGTATTCATCTTTGACCCCTTCATTTACAAGTTCATGTTGTTTAGTAACCGCCGCAACTTTTTCTTCCTGCACCTTGGCTGCAAGCTCTACGCTCTTTTGAAAGTTAACAAATTTGTTATGTTCGCCCGAATACCCCATGTAGTAAGCAAACACAATAACTACAGCGGCTAGACCAAGCTTAACCCATGTAAATACTGGTAGTGGAAACATAATTACTCCTCATTCTTAGGCGCACGGGGGTAGTCAGGGTCAGGCTCAGTATTACCCTTTATCATTACCGCAGCACCATGCGCACCTGAAATAAGCCCAAAAGCTTCTGCAAACTCACGCAAGCTAATACCTTTTTCAAACGCTTCATATCCAGCTAGTATGAGGACAGCCAGCAGCCCGATGCACCACGACACTCGTGCGATATCGTAGGTTTTATTATCTTTGCCAGTCAGAAGCTGTTGGATAATGTTTTGCATTATGTTTTGATGCAAGGTAAAAGTGCCACGTTAACTGGACGAGTCTCAGTTCCGCCTGTAGAAGTAATGGACGTTGAACCGGAAGCAGAAATTCCAGTGGTTGCGCCGTTTAAGCTAATGCCGGTAGTAGCAAAGCCAGTATTGTCACCAAAGAATGTGTACCCGCTTCCACTAGCAATACTGCTTCCGCCTTGCATTTTGTTGTAAAAATGGGCATGGCTTGGGTCATTAACACTGTGGTTGTGGCCCGGATCACTGATGCTAACGCTAGTCGATGCTGTGTGGGTATGACTTGCAAATGAACCAGCTTGAGTACTACCAAATACACGACCGGGATCAACTCCGCGCCCATTATCCCAGCCTCGAACGAATTCACCACGCAGGTCAGGTAGGTTAAAAGTAGTCACTCCATCGCCTGCACCAAATACTACACCGATAGCAGCGAAAAGGTTTGAATACGCCGTTCTTGATACTGCACTACCATCGCATACTAAGTAGTTAGCAGGAGCAGTCACCATTGCAAAGTAAAATACCGCACCCGTAGGTACGCCTTGTGCCGAAGGAATAGCACTAATTTGGGTTTGTACAAACTGCGTTGTTGCAATTTGTGTGGTGTTTGTATTAACCGCTGCCGTAGGTGCAGTCGGTGTTCCTGTAAATGCAGGCGAGTTAAATGGGTTTTGTGAGCTAGTAATTGCGTTAGCCGCAGCGGTAATTGAAATACCTGTAACTGTACCCGTACCCGCACCGTCACATTGAACTTGGCTTTGTGAAACAGACGGGCAGCTATATCCTGTACCTGAAGCAGTTTTAACTACTACCGCATATCCCGTATTGTTAAGTACCGTATAAATCTTTGGTTCGTTAGGGATGATGACGTTATTAACCGCCGAAGGAGTACCCGTAATTGATAGCACCATGCTGCGGGCTTGGTCATAAGTGCCGTTTAAAGATGTTAGCGTTACACTGCCGCCAGATATATCAACCGTGGTTAGTCCGGCAATCGCCTGTTCGATCAACGTACCTAAGTTGTTGTTAGTCGTCTGGCCCCAGATACCAGCTTGTTCCCCATCGCCCGGCAGGGCAATTCTGAGAGAGGGTGAGTACGAGGTTGGCATCGCTATTCCTTACTAAAAGTGCTACAAGTTATTGGCTATCATCTATAGGCGTCCAAGTATTGACTTGGGTATTGTCAATTTTAATCCATCCGCCACTAGATTGACTATTATTTATAGCTGTCCAAGTGGTAGCTTGGCTATTGTTAATTTTAATCCACCCATCTACAAACGTAGAATCTAACAATGAAAAAGCTTCCGTTATAGACTCCCTGAATGCTGCCTGAATAGTGTTGATATCAGCAACGGTTAGGTTCTCTACTATAGAAAGGTTAGACGTAAGCTGTATAGTTTCGTTGGCGTTTAACCCAATATTTTCCGAAATTGTTAAGAAAAACTTCTTAATAATAGTTTCTATATCGCTAAAGCTAACCGGTTCCGTTACAGATACTAAATAATTAAATATAGCTGAAGGGTTATCCGAAAAAACCACTGTCTCAGTTATAGCTGCTAAAAAACTAGATACAACTGAATTAGTATCATTAAAGTTTACATTCTCAGTAACCGATCCGGCAAATTGAGCTGATATGGATTCGGAATCAGCTAAAGTGATGTTTTCTGTGCGAGTGTCCAAATAGTTAGATTGTTGCGTATTAGAGTCCGCGAAAACAAAATTCTCAGTGATAGTCCCTGAAAAGCTGCTTGCTTGGATATTTGTGTCAGCAAAATTAAACGACTCTCCTATGGTTTCAATAAATATAATACCTTGAGAGTTAATATCACCGAATACTACATTCTCATTAATTGATTGAAGCGCGCTAAATTGTTGAGTACTTGAATCTGCGAAATTTAAGTTTTGGCTGATTGATTGCACAAACTGGGCAGATATAGATTCAGAATCAGCGAAGTTTACGTTCTCAATAACTGATCCAGCAAATCGGGCCGCTATAGATTCAGAATCAGCGAAGTTTACATTCTCAGTAACCGATCCGGCAAATTGAGCTGATATGGATTCAGTTTCTGCAAAATTTAAATTCTCGGTGACCGCCCCAAAAAATTGGGATGCAGTTGTATTGTTATCATTAACAACAAAGGCCTGACTATAATTTATATTATATTGAACCGATGCTGTAGGGGTATCGGCAGGGCTAAAGTCTTCTGTAATAGACAAAGAATATGTCGGGCCGGCATTCGAGAGCGTATTAAAAGGTGTTTTCGAAAATGCCGATATGCCGAACATTACTATTCCTTATTTATTATTGCTGTCGATGTCTCTTTGTCTATTACCAATACCCCAAAACATACAATATTCCAGTCTTCACTATCAGGGTCTTTTTCACCGTAGGAAGGTACGTTTAACTTAAAATTCTTAAACAAATACTCTTGTCTACCATCAAACAGCCGCCAGACATGTTCTTTAGTACCTCGACCTTGTTGCCCTCTGGTTTTGTTAAACCTTATCAAATATTTTTTCATACAACAATTGGAGTATTTTCTTGTTTAGTTGTTAGTGGTGTAAGCGAAATATTAAAGTGGATAAATCTACAAGGCTGATCTGAAGTGTTCCTAGTAAATGAATGCGGCAACCATGCGTTTGAAAATACAAATAACCCCGGTTCAGGCTTAATAAATAAAGAGTTATTAGCTTCTGTTATATTTGCTGGATTCTTCATTTTCAAGCTAGATTGAACTTTACCCGGTCTTGGGTCATGTACCTCAATCATCTGCCCGCCTTCTGGCGTATCTAAAAAATAAAATCCTGAAAGCACTACGCCTTCAGAATGTATATGCTGTTCCATACTCGAATACTTAAAGTGTTCCTGACACCACAACTCGCTAATGTACGCACCTAAAAAATCGACGTTATATCCCTGATTATCAAGAATCAACCAACCGGATTGAGCAATAAATTTTTCAAACTCATTTATTCTAGGATCGCCTGTCATCCCCGCAGACATAACTACAGGATATGCTTCATCCATTTTTTGGTCTTTTTTAACCGCATTTAATGCGTCTTCAGCCGATGCTTTAACCGGATCAAGAAATTCAGGCTTACTTGCCGTGTATATAACACTAGAAAAATAAGCAGCGGGGGATAACAAAGTTTGAGGTTGCGTTACGTTCTCCACTATCACTCCTATTAAGCAGCAGGCCAAGGATTAGGCTGTGGCTTTGGAATTACTGGTGGATTTGCCATTTGTGCAATCATATTATCTAAGCGCGTTTCAGTCTGTTTTACCAAATCCGCTTTGCTTGTTTGTATCCAACCGATTACTTCTGCCTGAGTTAAATTAGCAAACGGAGTAAATGGTGCACCGGGATTGTATGTAAATCTTGCCATACCCTCTGTTGTTGCAGTATGTGTACCATCAGTACCGGATACTTCGTAACGGGCAAAAACAACAACATTAGTTTGTCCTGCCTGTGTAGGTACAGTCATTAACCCATTTTGAGGTATAGACCATGTATAAGTATTAGCCATTTTAAATCCTTAAATTAAGCGTAAACGAATTCGCCAGATGCACTATTATAGTAGATGCGGGAGAATGAACTACAAGTAGGCGCACCTGAACAATATCGTACAGGTTTTATAAATAATCCGGGGCCACATCCACATAAACCAACACCTATAGCAATTGAGCCGTTGCTGGCATAAGTGAAAGCACCAATAGCTATTGATCCCGAACTCGATCCATTAGCAGAAGCGTTTATACCTATTGCTGTACCTAAAAATTCTTGTGCGTTGGCGTTTGCACCGATTACGATACTACATGATGCTTGAGATGAAAATCCCGCAGAAAAGCCAATAGCGAGGGCATTATTACCTTGCGAAATAGCTCCTGCACAAGAGCCGATTGCGACACTATTATTACCTTGACTGCAATTACCTGAGTAAAAACCAACAGCAACTGACTGTCCACCTTGTCTACTATATCCAGAATCTACTCCAATCGCTACAGTATAGGAATTTTGACATTGATATCCAGAATAATGACCAACCGCAGTTGCGAAAAAAGCTTGATTCATGTAACCAGCATGATCACCAATAGCGGTTGCAAAAAAACCCTGACATTGATGCCCTGAATACGAACCAATAGCAACAGTATCACTACTTTGACAAATAGCCCCAGCTGAATATCCTAAAGCTGTAGAATAACCACCGGGATATCCGGATGCGATTATATGCCCTGAATTTGTACCGCCGAGAACAAATGTAATTCTAGTGGGGGCAGTTGTTTGTATAGTATTTACAGAAGTAAAACCACAATTGATGGAACTACTCGAACCCCCACCTACACCATATATAATTTCTTTAGTGCCTACACAATAACCTAGTGCTACAGGCGTTCCACCAGCACAACATGTACTACGAACTGGGCTTGCGTAAAAACCTGCTTGAGATGCGGTTACAAAAGGGCCAAGGGCAATTCCGCCTGACGTAGATGTAGAGTCGTTTCCAATAGCTATAGAACCATAGCTACCTGAAACTAAAGACCCTGCACCAACCGCAACCCCACTACATACAAAGCCACATGTACGGGAATATGATCCGATTGCAACCCCCTGCCCAAAACCATTAGCAGAAGCGTTTATACCTATTGCTGTACCTAAAAATTCTTGTGCGTTGGCGTTTGCACCGATTCCAGTACCAAAAACACCGCATCCAGATACATTATGGCCTAATTTAGTCTGACCACAGGTAACAGTAGTTTGTCCAAACACTGTACCCAATGTAGTAGGAGTAGCTGCGGGACTTCCGCCGGGTTGCCAACTAGGAGCAACGCAACACCCGTTAGTAGTTAAAACATATCCTGCTACTCCGGGATTATTACTAGCAAATACTGCTTGTTCTGAAGGGTAATCTACCCATACATTCACTGTACCACTAAAAGTAACAGGAATACCAGAATTCGACGATGATAAAATCGTAATGCGGTCTAAAGTTGGGCCAGCCGCTACATATGAACCAATACCTACTTCCCAATTACCAGAAGCGTCTGTAGCTGTGTAATATGTAGTATTGCCATCCCCTACAACAGCAAACGTCTGAAATCCGGGGACAGAAGCGGACAGGGTAAAGCTAACAACAGTATTAGCCGTACCCGTTTGTTGTACTCTATCTGCTAGTACTAGAGCCATTTACAGCTCCTTACGAAGTAGCTGTCGTACTGTATGTAACTGCTACGGTATCACCAGCGGTTGTTGTTTTTGCAACGGCGAAGCCACCTGCGCTCCACAATGTACCGGTCGTTGAATTTAAAGTTGAAGATGCACCTGTGCCTGTTACCAAGAAACAACCAGTCACCGTACCACCTGCGCCCGTAATGGTATATGTAATCGACGTAGCAGAGCTAGTAACTACGTTTGCGCCGGGGGTGCTTGAGTTATTACCCGTAGCTGTAGCAAAAACAGCCGTGCCACGAACGGCAGAACCACCAACCGTGTAGTTAGTAAATTCAGTCCAACCAGCATGCGATGCCATCGTGTCTGTTGGGGAGTACGTTGTTGCTGAAGCAATCAAACCAAGATAAGGGCCGACCAATGTATAACCAGAAGCGGTATACAGCAGCGTATTCATAGCAAGAATTTTGCCAACTTGAACCACTTGGTTTTCAAACTTTTCTTCCCACTTGAAATTACCATCTTTATCACGGCAGACGATATGGTAGTAACCATCTGAAGATAAATTTTCTTTAGTGGCAGCATTCGTATTTAGTACGGCTGTAGCGTAATCGCCAGAACCTGTAAATTCTTTGTGCATGATATTTCCTTATGTAATCCTGAGTATTGCGTTAGTAGAGTTTGCTGCCGGGAAAGTGACCGTAAAAGAATTATTGGCTGTCTTATCCGACCCAAAATTTAAAACAAAAATTGCTGCACCAGTCGTACTATTGTAAACCAATGCCCCCCTCGTAGTGAAGCTAGCTGGCGACCAAGTTACGTTGTTAAATGAAACGAACGCGGTGTTATTGGTCGTATCGTCGCTTAAATACGAAGGAGTTAGTATTAACCCACCCGCTGTATACCCTGTGCCCGTTACCTCATTAATTGGAGTATAAGCGGCAGTAGTATTGTCTAAATTAGCAAGTGCGTTGTAGAGAGCTATCTTATATACATACGGAGAAGTGTTGGTAAAGTTCTCCAACCCTTTTAAAAGATTTTGCGCAAAAATAGTACAGGATGTTTGAACAATCATAATTGGTTATACGGCAGTTTTGTCTGCCCTTCCCTATAAGAATCGCCACGCTCAAGACCATCACCGAGACGTTTAAGCTGCATAAGTGCTTCTTGGTATTTTTGTTCGTAGTATGTAACTAAATCTTGCTCTTGCTTCATGAACAACATAGCTTCGCGCATAGCGCCATAGAACAATACAGGGTCATAATTATCGCCAAGCCAGCTTGTGCCAGTAGCGTTAGATACGGATACTACATTAATAGAAAAGCCTGCCCCACCACCTGCCCCAACTACTGAAGGCGTAAAGCTAAGGGAGTCACCTACTACATAAAGTGATCCACCACTATCAATCGTAACTTGGGTTACTACGCCGCCGACAATAAGGATCGTAGCTGTAGCGTTATATCCATTTCCGCCAGTTAAAGGCACGTTAGTATATACACCGCTGGTATACCCAATACCACCAGAAACTATGCCTGAAAACCCTGTTATCATCCCTTGAACAATCGTAGGCGGGTAGTAGAAATAGTGCATCTCTACTTGATAGTTTTGGTCTGGTGTAGGCCCAACAATCAAAGACATTTCATTTACATCGCTGTATTGTGACCCAAATAACGCATAATACTTAGGCTGCGCAGTTGCGCCTTGCATTGGATATGCTTCACGAATAAAGTTGACGTCTTTGTTTAACAGGTAAAAATAATTACCCGAACTATCAACTACTGCAATTGAGTAATTAGATAGCCAATCGTTGGGCAGCGAGACATATGGGTTGCCAGAAGTCATACTACCAGTCACGTTTTTGCGTAGTGCAGGTATCTGCACTGAATTATATATACGATCCTCAGCCTCCATAATAAAGGTCGGGATACTCGAAACGAATAACGATTCAGTATTCTCAGCGTAATTCTGAATGTTTTGTGCGAGTTGTATATAGTTCATTTATTTACGCCATCGGACCACGAGACATTGTGCCCTTAGTAGCAGCACCGGTACCACGAATCTTAATCCCAGTCGTCTTAACATCATCACGATCAGGATCACCCAAGCTAACGCGCTTAGCGATTGTAGAAGGTGTAACTTCTTTAGATGACATGGTATTAGGATCTGGTCTACGGCTAATCGCGTCTTTCATTGCTGGGACGCCCGTACCATTCTTCATGTACACTTCCGCTGGCTTATTGTTGGGATTACGCCCGACTTTAATAGCAGGGCTATTCTTCGTAGTTGGTTTAGTTTCCATTATCCGCCTCTCTGGTTGTTGGCACGAGCCATATTACGACCGACTTTTTTCATAGCCATTGACGTAACCGACTTTGCACCTTTCGAACCCTTGCCGGTTTCAATGCCGACTGTTGGGCCGCTATCACCGAGATTTTTGCCTTTGGTTCTACCAGACTTGGTAACACCGTCGGCTGCGCTTCTATATGCCATGATAGGCTCCTAAGTTGTTGATACTGTTACTGTACCAATTTGAATATTTAAAACCAAATCGTTTGGGGTTAATGCTATATCAAAACTTCTAGCCCCACCAACCGGATTCCAGCCCCACTGCAATTGCCTACTACCGTCGTCCGGATATCCTGCATTACTTACATCATTACTAGCTGTTTTAGAAGTATATAACCCAGTTGTTCCAGAAGCATAATAACTCACGTCCGGCCTTGGTTCACGTACAGCTTGTGGGTCATTGACCGGATACAACCCTAATTGTAACTGCGGATGATCTGGATCCCAACACGTAGGACAAACTTTAATCTGATACAAGTGAGTCTTAATGACTTCTTTCTTTAACTCTTTTAGCTTATAGCGTTGACCACACCGATCACATTCCGCAATTGCATATTTACCGGAAGCAAATTTACTGGGCATTTCTCACCTCAATAAAAAAGCTGTCGCGGCACAAACCTTATTGCTGCCTTCTCACGATCTTCTGTAGAAGCAAGATCCCACTGCTCCATATAATCTGCCTTCAACATCGCCGCACGTTGTGCATCAACGCCATCTAACTTAGCTGCTAGATACCAAGCCAAGCCAGCAATAAACGCATTTAACAAACGGAACGGAATGTCTTGTGTATTAGCACCGTTACCCGAGTCCTGTATGCGGCGCAGTCTCCAGTAAATAAACGTATACTGAGTTCCCGGATTGCCTGTAGGCCAGATATTGATGTTCGGAATAAACGTCTGAATTACGCTCGCGCCAAGTGCATGAGAAACTGCGGTTGTGTTATTAATCCCGCGATAGCAATTCAACAACTGATTGGCGTTGCCTGTTAGACTAGACCCAACATTCTGGTACAGAATAATCTCATTATCAATCTGTATGTATCCCTGCGTAGGAAGATTGGAGGCATCAGTCACGCTAAGCGTAGTATCACTGGGACCTGCCGCCGCGCTAAGCGTAGTTGTCAGAACACTATTTGTGTTCCCTGTCTGACGATCAATCCAGACCTGAATAGGGCGTCCCGGAGCGTTTTTAGTAGGAATCGTGCTGTATGTAGACTCAGAGATACGTGTGATGTTGATATCAATCTGATTCTGTCCTGTACCCTGTCTTACAACGTGATCTAATAAATCAATCGTATCTGTAGGGATGGGGTAACTAATCTGCCCACCGTTAATGTTAATCGGGATCTGACCTTGTTCAATTGTCCACAAATTAATGCCACGGTTTGCCCACTCAATGGTCAATAAGTTAATACTCCGGCGAGCGGTGCGAAGATCGTAGCCTGTACGAAGCTCCTTACCACATCTTTCAAACGCTTCCTCAACTAGTTCGGTTACGTCTAGATTGAATGCACTTGTGCCGGATGTTGACATTATTTCTTCATGCCCTTGAGGGTTTCAGCTAAACGTGCTCTTTGACCAATTTTACCGGGTTTCTTAGCAGCAGCTGCAAGTTTCTTCGCGGGGATAGGTTCGCCTTTTTTAGCGCCTAGTTCCTTACGTAATGCACCGGGTTTTTTAATTGCCCCCGCAATCCAGTTCTTAGCCATGCCGCCTTCCTTATAGACTTCGACATCATTCGGATTGTCCTTACGAACAATCGTCTTTTTCTTAGGCATTTTAGATGGGCGAATATCACCCATTCCACGCGAGGCCATCATTTTTTACGAGCCATTCCGCCGCCACATAGCTTAGCAACTTTTTCATGCTCGTGCATGTGACCGTGCATACCGCCATCGTGATGCTTGAGATGCTTTTCCATTTTCTGGTGTTCGTGCATATGACCACCCATACCACCATCATGCTCTTTTAGGTGGGATTCAACATGTTCGTGATGATGTTTCATAATAGTTCCTTATTAACAATATTTACCGCGTGTTTTACCACGTTGTGCGATACCGTCTGCACGTTTGGAGGCAGACGATTTAACAGAACCACCTTTTTTTAAACGCTCTTCAGGTACTGTATCTTTTGTTTCTCGGCGGCGCTCATTCATTACTTCACGTTGTTTTGCTTGAGCAACTTCCGCACCAGATTTGCTGACAGGGATAAAATTAGGATCAAGTCTTTTTACGTCATCTTCTCTTGCTTTGTTTGTATACTCTTCAAGAGCTGCTCTGCCTGAAACAGAATCATCTTCTTTACCGATGTAAGCTTTGCTTTTTCTAACTCTGGCTATTTCCCCGGGGTACTTAGCCGCATTATCAGCGTATTCTTTTTCAGCCATGATTACACCATTCTACCCTTGGTATGTCCACGTTGTGCAATACCATCAGCCCGTTTAGAAGCTGAAGATACCGAACCGCCTGATGCCATTTTCTTTACAGTACCACCTTTCTTTTTACCGGTTCCAGTCGCCTTTTCGTAACCTTTTGTCTGCTGCATGGTCTGCATAACAGCATTTCTTTGGTCTGGAATGGCTAAGTCTTTTGGCGGAGTTGGAGCCGGGGTTTTAGGTGTAAGTGTAGGTATAGGTCTAGACGTAGAATCTGGCTCAGTCGTTGACTTGTTATAAGCCTTACTTTCCTGCTCACGTTGCTTTTGTAGTCTTAACTGCTCAGCAGGCGACATATCTTCTTCGTAAGCGGTATCGCTTGGTTCTGGTCTAGTTGCCATGATTAAATCATCCGGCCTTTGGTCTTGCCACGGCTTGTAATACCGTCAGCAGCTTTTACATAGCCGCCTACAGCCATCTTTTTAACCTTACCACCTTTCTTCATGCCACCGCCCATGATGCCCATAGAAGGACCTGAGTCGCCAAGGTTTTTACCCTTAGTCATACCACGTTTTTGGACGCCGCTTTGACCGAATGGTTTCTTAACATTTGAGCCAGCTTCGACATCTTTACCCATGCCTTTTGGACCCATCGTTTCAGTCATACCACCTTTTGCCATTTTCTTCACGTTACCACCTTTAGCTAGAGAGATTTTGGTGCCTTTTTGGCCCTTATGTTCTTGAGCATCATGCTCTTTGAACGCTTTCTTAATCATGGCGACGTCTTGTTTCTTATCGGCAGCCATTTCTTCTTTCATTTCTTTCTTGGATTCTTTCATTTCACCACCCTTCGAAAATTTCTTACCTTTATCTGCTGCTGCAAAATCTCTACCTACTGACTGGGGAATCCCCGCCTTCTTAGCAAAAGCTGGGTTGTGGGCCACAGCTTCCATAAACTTCTTTTGTTTTGCTGAGACGGCTGGCATTATTTACCCCAAAGATGTTCCACTATCCACGCAACACAACCGCCGATGATACTAGCGGCTCCGCCTATATAAAGCAACATTCTCCAACCACCATGTGCTTCAGACAAAGTTTTTTGGATAATCTGAATCGAATTTTTAATCTCTTCGACGTCTTTAACCATTTTATCCATATCCGACTGCAAATGCTTTATTTCATTGGCATGAGTAGCCAATTCTCTTGCGGTTTCGATGAGGTCAGATGTATCGCTCATTTACAGTTCCACCGTTTAAGACTTGCCGCTTTCCTAGTGGGGCGACCTTTTTCATCTTTCATCGGGCCGGGCATACCGCTCATACGGGCACAAAACGACTTCTTACGTGGGCCACCTTCTGGCTGTGGCGCTTTCAAATGTGAACCTGTAGCAGCGTTATATTTGGCACGTCCTTTAGCAGTGAGTCCTGCACCTTGCGATACAGGTAATTTCTCACCACGACCAACAGCAAGAGATACACCTCCACCCTTTTTCATCTTTGCAGTCTTTTCAGACTCCTTAAATGCTTTTGCAGTAGGGGCACCCTTACTACCCGGTTCACGCATTTTTTCACCAGAGCCATGTTTAATACGCTCTTGTTTGGCGTGTATATTAGCGTAAAGCCCGGGCTTAGCCATAGTGAATCGTTACAAAAGACATGTTAACCATGTACACATAGACGCCATTCAATGCCAAAGCGCCTTCACCCGGTACTAATAATTGTTGAGTAGTTATTGCGCCAGTCAAAGTTTCGTAAGTCGTCATCCATGTGTTCGTATTACCAGCAACATATTGACAGCCCGTTCCAGCGTTTGTAACTGTACCCGAGTTAATATCCGTCATGGTAAAGGTATTAGCATCAGTAACCGTGATGACGTAGTTACCGTCAGTAGCAGAAACACCTGAAGAGCTATTGAACGAAATACCAATACGTTGTCCTGTGCTTAGACCGTGCGCTGTTGAAGATACTGTAATAGTATTTCCAGAACGACCATATGTAGCCGTTGTTACAGGAGCTGTAGTTGTATCGAAAAAAACAATTGTCCCAGACTGAGAGGCATTGCCCGCCAAAGTAATTTGCTTTTTACGGCATCTACCTTTAACTAAAAAACCGGACTGATTAAGGTGCGCCGATTTTACGTCATATTGCATTGTCATAATTAATCTCCTAAATCAAAGAAAGGGGCCGTAGCCCCCGTGGGATTAATTAATCAAGGTTACCGTATGGGTATGCGGTTGTCGTACCAATGCTACCGTCAGCTTGTGTATAGCTCAAGGTAATGTAGAACTTACCCGTAGCTAGCGTTGTCATCGAAGTACCGACTACTGCTAAAGTACAAACGACTTGTGAGAACAACGAAGGCTGGGGTGAGTTAGTAATATCGGCTGAAGTTGCTTGGCAGTTTGCCAATTGTGCCGTGCTGTATGTAACAGTTTGACGACCTGTACCAGACGTAATTGCTGAACTTTGTGCGTAGTTGGCGTTGTTAAAAGCATTACCTGCCAATAACTGTACAGAAGTAACAGTACCTGCTGCAACCGTAGGGAAAACACCAATATCGAAATCAATCGCAGTAATACGCGAGCCGACTGGGACATAAGCGACCCAACCACGATAAATTGCTGCTGCTGCGTCAGCAGTGGGAGTAGCTGCGGCAGGTGGGTAAACTGAAGACGAAGGAGTATAGACTACGCCGTTTCCGTTAGGGATGTCGTTTGATACGACGAATTGTCCCGAAGCACCAGAGTAATTTGCGGTGTTAGCAGTGGTGTTAGAGAAGTCTAAACCTACATTTTGAGTAAGACGTGTATAACCAACGTCACGGAGAGGGCCAAAACGGTTGTCGCCAGATAAGACTGGACCATCAAAGGTCGAACGTGCCATGATAATTCCTTATGCAAAAGTACCTTACCAATCGTTGCATCGTCTGCTGGGGCAGTCCAGTAAGGTAATCACCCAGATATACGTAATATACACTAATTTTTCATGTGTGTAATGTATTTTTTGAGTACTATTTACTTAGGGTTTTTAATTAGATCGGGTGTGATATGAAATTTAATATATGCAAAGTAGATTGTCGTAAGCCGGAAATTGTGACAATACTTAATCATCTTCAAAAACAATGTCTACCGAGAGATAAGATTTATGATGTTTCTAGGGGTCATTGGTGGATTGCTTATTCTGAAGATGGTAAGCCTGTAGCTTTTGCTGGATTAGTACGATCTCAGTCATGGATAGACTGTGGTTATTTGTGTCGCGCAGGTGTATTGCGCGGGTATCGTGGTAAAGGCTTACAAAAAAGACTTGTACAAGTCCGTGAACAACAAGCAAAGAAATTAAATTGGAATTGGCTTATCACTGATACATATCGCAACCCCGCATCTGCTAATTCTCTGATATCATGCGGCTTCAAACTCTATGAGCCTTCTGCGCCGTGGTCTTTTAAGTATGCCTTGTATTGGAGGAAAAAGCTCGAATGCCGTACAAAGAAAAAGAAGACAAGCTAGCGTGTCAAAGGCGGAGTTATCAAAAAAATAAAGAACGTGTAAAAGTTGCGACTAAATTACATAGGGCTAGCAAAAAGTCGGAATGGTTGGAATATAAAAAGACTTTATCCTGTACCCAATGTGGGCAAAACCACCCAGCTACTTTAGACTTTCATCACGTAATACGCTCTCCAGATAACAGAAAATTACACGCTTTACTTAGGTCTGGGGCGTACAAAGCAGCATTTGAAGAGATAAAAAAGTGTATTGTACTGTGTGCAAATTGCCACAGAATTCTGCATTACAACGAGCATCAAGATAAGAAAAAAGCTCGTAAAAAACAAAACAAAGGCCCATAAAAAACCCCCCGGGGTGAGCATTGTTAAGAGGCTTGGGGGGTGTTGTCCTGCAAAGCAAGCCCCACCTTGTGAGCGGGGCTGCGTCTAGCCACCGAAGTAGCTAGAGGGGTACTTAGAACGAGCCTGACGAACCCCAAGCACCGAGCGGATCTGACCAGCCGAAGCTGTAACGCTCACGAGCCTTGTAACGCACGTTACCCGTGTCAAAATCACCGTCCATCGAATTGCTCAATGGGGTGCGGACAAAGTGCTTCAAGCCGTTAGGTACATCAGTCATCAAGAACCAAGCATTAACGTCGGTCAAGAAGTGGTTGATGGCGTAGCCTTCTGGTACAGCACCGTTGTTCTTGATTGCGTTAATGTCGTTGTTGTTCGTACCAACACGGAGTTCCGTTTCGAGCAAGCGGGTTGCAACGAATTGGAGTGAAGGAGGAACAATCATTTTCTTGGGCTTAGCAGCGATCAGAAGACCACGTTCATCAGTCCACAAGCTGATTTGAATAACAGCGGCTTCCAAAGAAGTTTCGTTAAGATCAGCAGGGGTTGAAGGTACGTTACTGTTGGTGCCACCAGAAACCAAGGGGTGTGCCGAGCTGAACAGAGGTTGACCGTCACCACCGTTATAACCGGAAGTGAAGCCGTTGTTCAGAACAGCAGCAGCCTTAACTTGCTTGGTGTAAGACATAGCACGAGCCAGAGCCTTGGTATAACGAGCCGACAAAGAGTCGTACAAGTTATCTTCGATAGCTTCTTCCGTGAGGGAAAAACCCAAAGCGATGGTTTCGTGGTTGTATCGAGCAGTCCAAGCTTCCTGTGCGTTGTCGTATGCAATTGCAGAACCTTCGTTCTTAACAGGTGCAGCCGAGAAGCCAGAGAGTTTGGTTTCTTCTTCGAATGAACGCTCGGAGGTCTCTGTTTCGTAGATCTCTTTGTGTTCTTCGCCATAACGAGCGTACTCCAAACCGAACAATGCGTTCAGGCCGGGGAGCAGCTCTTTCAGTAGTTGTGCGCGTGAAATAGCCATTTAAATGCTCCTTATACGCCAACGGCGTTGTAGTACGAGTGATAACCGAAGTTGAACTTAACGATCACTTCAACAAAGTTACCATACGAGGTTGCAGTATCAGGAACTACGTCAACGATTCGCATCGGCAACGAAGTCAAAGTACCAGCAGAGTAAATACCAATTGCCGAGTCACCAAAAATAGTGCTTCCGGTGTTAAGAACCAATACAGCGTTCTGACCGATAGCAGCTTGCGTTACAGCGACAGGGGTCAAGCCGGTCGAGTTAGCAGTTGCGCCAACGCTTACAGCTTTGTACAGGGTGTCTGGATCATCATTGATGTATGCGATAGCATCGGTAACACCTGACGAGAATCCGGGCCAGTACTGCGAGAAGATCTTCTGGTTGGTCGATGGGTTAGTGTATGAACAACCAAGGAACACGCCGATAACACCAGCAACAGGAGATGTTTGTGCAGCTAAAGTCGAGATAATAACCGTACCACTTGAAGATAGTTGAACTACGTCGCCGTTAAACATGGCGGTGTTGTAGTTTACCGAGTTAGTGGTAATAGCAATTTCACGAGTTGAACCAGCAAACACCTGACCACCGATCAAATTGATCGGCTTTAGCCCATAAGGGCTGTTTACGGTAGGATAAGCCATTATTAAACTCCAAATTTAGATTAGGAACCTTTGCCAAAACTTGTCGAGGACTTACGCTCTTTAAATATGGGCATCCTCGGGTCGCTCTGACGCATTAAGCTATTGTCTACAGCCTCTGATTGACTCTGTGTCTGACGTGCATAATAGTCAGCACGTTGTTCAACAAATTCTTTCGGAGCCTTGCAAAGCAATAACCCGCCGATCTCGATGTTGTCTTTAAACCGACTCGTCGGATCGACTAGCAGTTGGAACTTCAATTGCTCCTC